TCCTTCTGTTTTTCTACAGTTTCATGTTCTAGTTTAGCAGCTTCTTGTTGCTGTTTAGCTTGTTCCATTTGAGCTTGTTGTTGCATCTGAGCCTGAGCCGCTTGAGCTTCTTGTTCTTGCTGTTCCTGAGCACGTTGCATAGCATCTTCTTCAGACTTTTCAATCTTACGCTTAATAGAACTAACAGATTCTGTAGTAAGTACGTCAAGTAATTGAGAGAAGTTAAGTAGCCCATTCTGAAGACCTGCGTGAGCAAGTTGTTTAAGACTTTCTCTAAGTTGGTCATTCATTGAACCAGTAGTAATCATAATATCATAGTCAGCCTCATTGAACTGTTGACCATCTATCTCAAACATTGTAGTACTTCCATCATCTACTACATACTGTACTTTCTTATTAGTTTTATCTTTCCACGCAAATTTAGCTGTTTCTAGTAAAGCCTCTAAAACTCTTACTTGAGTCTCTTGATGTTCTGCAAACCAGTATTCCGTAATGTGACTAGTCTGAACTACTTCACGCTCTACGTTACCTACTGCTTCTCTGTTGGAAATCTGCCCTTGTCTAGCTCCTGACACGCCTGATATTTCACCAAGTTCCGCCTTAATATAGCTCATCATGTTGATGTAGAGTTGGATAGTATTACCCATCTCAAGATCAATAACTGGTTGAGACGCTTGTTGTGCTCCTGCTAACTTACCAGTTGCAGCTCCTTTATTTCCTTCTTTAAAAGAATCATATACTGCAAGGTTCATCCCTTGTGCAAAACTCATCCATTGATCAATCTTCCAGTTTTCTGGAACCTTTGCAAGGTCAAGTGTCATAATCTTACCGTGGTTCTTTGCAATTGCAAGTTCCGTATTGTACATCAAAATATTGTACATGTACTGGTAAGGTTTCATTCTATCCATTAAGGATACAGCTGAATTATCATTAGTCTGGTAAATAGTTTCTACAATTCCCGGATTACACTTGGACGGATTTTCCATGTTTCTGAACTGTATTGGTCTAGGTCGCATTCTAACATAAAATGCACGGTCTTCATCTCTTACAGCTGAACCACCAATCTTATGTCCTTCCCACCATTCATTAACCCAAAGAACTTCTTTAGTCTCACCAATAACCTCATTAATCTGATAATTCTCATCTTCAAGACTAACTTGCTCATCACCAAACTTGTCATAAGTGGTAACTTTTAACATTTTACGTCTAGACTTCCAGTATACTTTAATTACACGGATGTTACCATCTGCGTCATATGTTTCTGAAAAGTCATTTTCTGCTTCAAACCAATCACTGTCTATGATATTTTCTAGGTCATAATTTATTGGACGTTTCTCTCCAATATCAATACCATTACTAGTAGATCCACCGCCAGCAAAAGACCCTTCTTCTATTTGATCTATTTGTGATGGACTAAGATCTTCATGATACTCATCAATAATCTGACCTGGAGATTTCCAGGATTTGATTACAATTACATCTGAATCTTCAATAAAAGGTGATTCTCCTGATCTGATAGTAGTTACATACTTAGGATTAAGTCTTTCTACAATAGGTTCACCCGCAATTATATCTACTTGGTAAATCTCTTCTGCTACTAATAAGGCATCTTTAAATCCTTTAGCAAACTTTTGACTTAATTTAAGCTTGTACTGTAAATGTTTTAATATGTGTGTTGCACCACGCTCTCTAATATCTTGGAACTCATACGTTCTAAATCTCTCAAAATTAGATAGTTTTTTCTGTATAACTTGCTCATCTTGAACACCTTGAGTAAGTATATCTGACATTACCTTAGCCCAATGATCTTTAAGCTCCCTCTCTTTTTCTGATACAGCGTCTTGGTTAGTAACCCTAACTCTGATATCTAGCTTACGTTTTAAAGATTCCCCAAGTAATAATTCAATCTTAGGATTGGCTATTGGGTAATTCTGCATTACAGCTGGTGCTGTTAAATGCTTTAATTTGTGCGGGTTGCACACCCTCTCTACGTCATTCTGATCCAGAATATCACTATATAGATTGTAGTTAATTCTTTTATTCTTGTGTGATTTTCTATAGCCTTCATGTCTAAGGCTTACGTATTCTTCCGCAGCGTCAAGATTGGCCTTACGCCACTTCTCATTCTTTTGTTTTATTGATTTTTTCTGTGCTGGAAAATGTATTGTTCTTAAATTGCCTGATGCCATAACTATCAAATGTGATTAAAAAATATTTAACTATAGTATAAATTTAAAAAAAATTTTGTTAGATCATAGCTAAAAGTGTTAAGCATATCTAGAGGTAAAGAAATCATCCTGTTCTAGACCCCTTTCAAACTGTTTTCTTTCATCTTTACGTTGTAGAATTGCGTACTTATCCTCTTTAAGGATCATAAGCATACCCATAGCAGATACTCTATCATAGTTTCCTTCAGGTGTCCAAGAGATATATTCCTTTACAAGACCAATAGATTTAATCTTTTGTAGGTTAAGTGTTTCTTCTGCGTCCTCACTTTCCTGCTCTGTATTCTCACCATATGCAGCAGTTTGTAGATATTTAAGCTGCAATCTAAGACCATACGCATTCACTTGCGGTGTTGCTGTAGTACCGTACTTTTTATTACCTACTTTAGAAATAGTAACATTAGCTACATCTCTAAGGGATTCTGGAGTTTCTGCTAAAAAGTGTAGAGATGACATTTTCTTATAATGCCAAAAAAGACCCTTCTTATTTTGCTCATAATTATTTAAAGCCCTATAAAAGATGCATAATCTTCTAGTAATTTCATAAAATTCTTCCGTACTCCTACGCCCAGTAAATTCAGCTACAATTCTATCAGTCCAGGTATCCATAATGAATATAGACCCAAGTGATTTAGTTGAACTTTCATCATCATCATATGTATCCGTTCCCGCTATATACCGCTCCCCAAAGACAATACCCTCTCCATCTTTTTTAGGCATCTCAAAAACTTCTATCATTCCAGGCTTATTCTTATTGTCTTTAATAGGCCATTCTCTAACAAGTCCGTTTTTGTCCTTATTTTTCCATACAACTTGCATGTTATTCTTTCCTAAGCCTAGATCTCCAAACCAGTGCTTGTTCTCATACTTGTGTGGTTTAGTCTTTATCTCTGCCTCTACCGCCTTTAAATCTGCTATTGGGAACATATTACCCTTAGCATTTAAAAACATCTCAGAAGGCTTAAGAGGGTAGTTCATCATCTCCCCGTCAATAGCTGCAGAAGACCTAGCCTGGCGCTTTTTCTCTCTACGCTTGTCCTAGTTCTTAGTTGCAGCCTCTATGTTGGTATTACCATTCTTATCCTTAAAATTACCATCCATATAGTAAGCTGGTACAAACCAACCTATCTGACCTGAGTTCTCCCACTCATCATCAAACCCTAAGAAGTTATAAGCCTCTGGGTCCCTGAATATTATCTCTGCTTCCTGTATTTTCTCTACGTTACCACCTGTTCCAATATAAACAGAGGTACCAAACTTAACCGTACCATCAGTCATTTGACAAGCTTCATTAGATGCATGTACTGTAAGCACATTCGCAAGTAGTCCTACTTCTTCTATAACCATTACACCAGGACGTGTCCCTGCGGCAGCTTCAGGGTTTTCTGCAGTATACGTACCGTGCAAAACCTTTGAACCTGTACCAAACTTCTGCCACTTGTTAGCAATCTTCTTCTCATACTCATGCCTCCAAGGGTTAGTCATGTTATTTGACTTAAGAGTACCTGCCATCTCCTTGTAAAATGGTGCAGGTCTATAGTCTGCAGTCCCTTTTCCCCATGCTCCTGGTAGGTGTTCCATACCAATCTTACTCTTACTTAAAATCTCTGCAGACTTTGCAGCTATTGCAGCACCTACAAACACCTCAACTGTAGCGGGGTTCTGTCTAGAATCCTCATCATAATACCGCGCACCGTCAAAGATGATCTCAAAATCTACAACTCCTACAGCATTTAAATAAGATTTTCCTCCACCCCTTGCACCAAGCAGAAACAAGTTCTTTGCTTCATTTTGGTAAGTAGGTTTACCCAATGGTTTTGTATATACCATTCTAAGGTACTCTCTACAAGGAGTGTACTGCTTGAGATTACCTTCTTTATTAAAGCATATTGGATCTAGACTATTAACATCTATATCTGGGTCTTTGTAGAATTGGTCTAATTCCCTTAGACAGCAATATTCCTCATCATCAATAAATCCAGAGAATCCTCTACACTCCATATAGTTGTAGAAGAACTCCCATTCAAAATCTCTAAGTAACGGCCTAATCTTTTGTTTAGGTGCTGTCTTTGGCGCACCATCCGGCTTGTGTAAGATAGTACCAAAATTAACATAGAAGTACAAGTTAGGGGGCATCCACCTCCATGACTTGCTTTCTTCTACCCTCTTCTCCACATTCTGCTCTATGATATCTACCTCTATTTTAGCATCATCCATTCCCCAGAATCCTTCAATGCACCTCTTCTTCTGTTCTCTCCAGAACCTCACATAATTCATAGAATCAGGATGTAACTCAGGGATCTCCCTAAGTAAAAAATTCTTCCTGTTATTTATTCTAATGAACCCCATACTATATCAAACCTGATTCTGATGCACTCTCTGCTCTTCCTCCTCTAGCCTGTCCGTCTTCTTCTGATTCCGCAAACTTCTCCATTAGATCATCATACACGGCCCATACCTTAGCGGTATCTACCATCATCTTATCTAACTGAGTAGCAGTACCTTTCTCAAGTTTACCGTCCTCATTATAGTCATCTAATGTAAAAGGTGTCCTGTCTATAAAGCTCTGTCTCTGGTGTATCTTGTTAAGAAAGTTCCTTAATTCTTTCTTAGGTATACTCATACACCTATCAAGATATTCATTTACCAGATCTTGTACAGAATCCCAATCAAAGTCCTTATCTCCGATAATATCTTCCGCAAGTACAGGCTTTTTATCTGCCTCTGGCTTATTTCTCCATGTATTTTCTGGATGTAAATCCACAAGAAAGGCAATAGCCCACATAATACGTGAGCTTTTATCCTTCTTTTTAGACTTATCTTGCTCATGGAACGTACTAAACTTCCCAATAGACAAAAAATTTGGATGCGCTACCCAGAAATTAACACTAGTATCCAGTATTTTAAGTAGCGTATCCATTAATATATTGCTAAAATTTCACCTTCAGTTACTATTAAATACTTACCTTTTTCTAATGGCTCCGCTGACATGAAACTAGCCGTTCTGATTCTAACTACATCACCTACCTCAACCTGCTGGCATGTTGGTCCTTTTGCAATAACTGTTGCTTTCTCAGCATTAGCTAACTGCTCCTCCGCATGCGCTTGTTTAACCTCCTCTGTAACCTGAATGGTTGTAGACATTGGTTTAATTGGGTTCTCAATAATTACATTGTTTCTTGTTGGTTTAATCTTCATTACTTCCTATTTAACTGTTTATAATTTGCCCTCCATGTTCCTCATGAAGTTAGCTTCATCTTTCTTACTGACTTTTGTAGGCATATCCTTACCTACTTCTGGATCTGATTGAGTGTTACTCTTATTTTTGGTGAAATCCTTGTAATAATCCTTACCCCTATCACCTTTAGCTTTAGGTACGTTAATCCTATATTTAGCCGCACCCTTCTTAAAATATTTTTCACCTGTACATGTCTTTTCAATCATACATATAGGACAAACACTTTTGATACTCATAAAACGTACCCTTAAGCTACCGTCTTTCCTCCTACTATTGGCATATATCATATCATGTGGAGGGTCTGTGCTGGTAGATGTATTCACTACACCGCTTTTTTCACACCCATCAGTCTCACATACATAAGTGCTAACTATAGTATACTCCAGTGATTCCTGTAGATTTAACGAGTTATACTCCTCACTAGTTAACTCACTTTTTCTTTTTGGCATATTCTATTGCTTTAATTTTATTAGTATCTGCATATACTAACCCTAGCTTTTTAAACCTAATATTCTTAAATGTTTCTGGCTCTCCTTGTACACCTTTTGCAATCTCCTCCTTAGCACATTTAAACTGCGACTCTATAACCGCAATAATAACTTGTTCTGGTAGGTTGTATTTAGACATTAACTCCTGAACTATTCTTTGAGTGGTCTTCTGCATAATACTGTTATCCTATATTGTTCATCTTCAATTTCCTCTTCTAATATCTCTGACACAATCTCTGCATGATATCCCGGATGATCACCTTCCCACTTTTCTATAACTTCCTCTAACCTCAACATATCCTCAACAAATGTCTCAAGATTTGTATAAGTTGCTATTATAAGTTCTTTCATCATTCTTTTACTACAAACCTAAAAGTTAGAGAAAAAACCCCATCTTCAGGTTCTACCAGAACAAAATTTCTAAACTTAATACCACTAATAAGTCCTTTCTTCCTCAATCCTCCAAGTGCTTGCTGAATAACAGGATTACTCAAAGGCTCTATAACATTACCTTCTTTATCCCTTTTGCCTAAATACTTACTAATCTTTCTTCTAGTAGAGATATGAAACACAAGTTCTGCCCTATCTTCCTCATTGGCAATATCTCTTTTAAGATAATTATGGTATAAAAGCTCTGCTAGTACATCTGCCTCCCTTTTTCTAAGCTTGAGCATAGGTTGCAAAAGCTCCAGGTACCTCCTGTAAAAAGTTCTAGCATCTGTACTAGGAAGGGTAACAGTCTTTTCTGATACCCTTTTTACTCCAGAATCTATTTTATCCTCCATTTCTTCCTTCCTTTATATGCAATAATATACAATATATATGACTGAGA